GACAGTGGAAACAGGGATCAAGAATGGCAACATTGAGATGGCACCTCTTGCACTCATGCGTGGGCGTAGCTTCGATAATGCCTTCATAATTGTCGATGAAACACAGAACATCACACTGCATGAGCTTAAGATGGTTCTAACTCGTGTGGGAGAAGGTACGACAATCGTTCTCAATGGTGACGTTATGCAGAGTGACCTTAAGGAAGCTGATGGTCTGTCTAAGGTTATACACCTAGCTAAGAAGCACATGTTACCTGTACCAGTGATTGAGTTTGGTGTTGAGGATATTGTACGATCAGGTATCACAGCAATGTGGGTTAAGACATTTATGGAGGAGGGTATCTAATGACGCTATTTGAGGGGTTGATGCTGGGTAACAGCCTAGTTCTACTCTGGGTGACTTACACTATGGGGAAACTAAAGATCGACATAGAGACGTTATACCAAGGTCTAGCAGCAGTTATGGGAGACCTAGATTAGAATCAGAAAAGCCGTAGGCGTCCTTGAGTGGATACCTACGGCTTTTTTGTGTCTTGTATTTAGGTTTACTTACCGAAGAACTTCGATACCGACCTTATTCCTATGCTGGCACTCACGATACCTCCAAGGGAATATTGATACCACTTCGGCATACCCTCAAGTGAAGCAAACCCAGCTTGTACTATCGCATTACCCCAGTCACCACAGAAGGCTAGTATCAGGGGGATAGAGAACAGTAGGGTAATCCATTCGTCTTTCCATGAGTTCTGTGTCGCACGGATAGCTTCAATGTCCCAGTCGATTTCACCCGTCAGTTGTTTCTTCTTTATCTCAGCTTCGGTTAGCTTAAGTTGTGTCTTACTGTCGATAATACTAGCAGCTAGTCCACCGATGGAACTTATGATTTGACCTATCATTTCTTCACCTCATACTCTACCTTAGAGCTTGAATTAGTGGATGTTACGCTAGTCTTAGACTCTTTACCCATCCATATGCCAAAACATCCTGTAAGAGCGCCCATACAGACGCTTACAAGACCACTCTGGGCTACGCTAGGGTCAGGTAACGACATAAACCAGTGTACAGCTTGATACGTCAGTACAGTGACCGCCAGCATCATTAGCCTAGGTATAATCTTCCAGTCATCAATCATAGTATGTGCCATTACCATTTCCCCTGTTTTACACCTAAGAAGTACATAGCTAGTATTAAAGTCCCAGCACCTGCTAATAATACTACAATACCTACAGCCCAGTTAATACAGTTGTCTATGAACTCTTGCTTCTTATAGACTAGCTCACGTTGTTCTTTACGTTGTTGTGCTTCTATTCGTACTATCTCGTCCCATGCACTAGGGCCATACGTCCAAGAGATGTGTGCCTTAAGCTCTTCTCGCATTTCCTTTAGCTTCTGCTTCTGTGACCATATCTCCAGTGCGTTAGATTGGTTATCACTAAACATCTTGTACATAGGAGGATTCTTAGCTTTGTCCTCTAAGAAGTCTAGGTCACTTACAGCCTTAGACCACTGAGAGACTGCGCCAGTCATAGCACTAATCTCACGACCTACAGATACAGCTTTCTTGATACCATTGTAAGCTGTAGTAGCAGCCGCCATAGCTGTAAATGGATCAATCATTTTCTACTGACCCCTGTTAGCCATAGCTTCCACTGCCCCACGGATAGCTTTGATATTTTCATCAATCCTAGCCATAGATACAGCCTGAGTATTAACAGCGGATTCAAGTCTTGTAATACGGGATTGTGCTTCTAGGATGTCGTCTCTATTAGTTTCGATGTCCGACATCATCATAGATACAGTCCATACGATTGCTGCACCTTGAGTAATGAGACCTAAGATTAACCCTATAGATAAATTATTGTTAATCACGTCTTTGCTCATGGGTACGTCTTTCGGTCAAGTTCAAAGTGAGGTGCGTCATAGAAGCTCTTCCAGTCACCACCCCATACGATAGGAATTTCGAGTTCTTCTGCTGCTTCCTTCATAGCTTCAGCCATAAGCTCAAAGCGGTCTAGGTCTTCCCAATCGACGGGATAAGGAACCATGTCTACAGCATGACCTGTGATGTGTCGTGAGTTCAAGGTAGTTGACTTACCAGCTTTGAGTAGCTCTCGTTGACGGTTGATGTGACGGATACCTTCGATGACTGTAAAATCAACCTCAGTAATCTCAATGGCTCTCTTAACTACAGCGACCATATCAGGGTTAACTCCTGACAAGTTCTGTAGGCTGCGTGTTCCAAGTTTGTATGACATTAGTGTATCCTTATTCTGGTTTAGTAGGCCATGCTGGATTCGCAGGGTCTTCAGTATTCTCTGGTAAATCACGAAGCTGTTGGCGGTAGGTAGCCCATGCAGCAGCGTCCACAGGAGCGTCTGGAACTTGAGTCCAGTCCGAGTCTTTTAGCATACGAGTTCTCATATCCTTTAACTCAAACCAAGCCTGTTCTAACTCTGTAGCATCAATGTCAACCTGATTCCTCCGAACAGGAACACCATCAACAATTAAGTACTCTTCTGCGGAATATTCACCTTCAACGTAAGGTGTGTAAAACTCAAGTTCAGACGCAGGACATTCAACCCAACACTCTATTTCCCCTGTCGTGGGGTCGTATTTTGTATAGACCATTATCTGTACCTCTTAAGTAGTGTCATTGTACACCGCGATGAGAAGTTACTAATATTACTTACACCTGACACCTGTAGCTGTACTGTTTTAATTCCAGAGGTAAGAGACCTCTCTGCCATGAAGGCGTGGTCACCTGCTGAAGCTTCTCCACCATAGTTAATACCCTTCATTTGTGTACCATCAATATACATGGTTGCAGTTGCTGTAGACGATGAACTAAAGGAACCGAACATATCAAAGCTGATAAGGGCAATCAAGTCTCCAGCGTAAGCCATCGTGGTAGTAGCTGTATAAATCTTAGAAGTTGCGGTTGAAGTTGCAAATGTAAGGAAAGAACTTTGAGTAATACTGTCCCCAGCCACTTTCAGCGTATCAACCGCTGCGTTCTGTATTTTTGCGTTAACAATGACAGCATCGTTGATTTGAGCAGAGTTAGTAATAATTCCTGATGCAGCGATCAGACCCCCTGTGATCGTGTTGGCACTAATCTTGTCGCCAGTAATAACACCAGCCGAAATCTTACTCGCCGTAATAGCGTTAGCTGCAATCTTGTCAGCGGTTACCGCAAGGGCGCTAAGTTCGCTAGTACCAATGGCATTAGCTGCAATATTACCTGCATTGATAGTATTTGCTGCAATTTCAGTGGAGGTGATGGTGTTATCGGTAATCTTTGTACCAGATATTGCGTTGACCGCAACCTGAGCATTTGCGAGAGTCCCTGTCAAGTCAGAGAAGTCTAAAGTGCCAACATCTGCAACAGTGGCTTCCCAAGCAGAGCCAGTCCAGTTGTATAGCTTCGCATCGCTAGTGTTAAAGACTTTCTCACCTGTAAATGCACCAGAGGCTGGAAGGCTGGAAACATCTTTGATTGCGTACAAACCTTGATCTGTAAACAAACTATAGACACCATTAGCAAAGTCATCATCATCAATAAAGGTGGTTGTTGCTGATACACCAGTAGTAAATGCAGAGGTATTACCGCTGTAATCTACCGACTTTAAGAAGTAATACTTGGTTTCCTGTATCCCTAAGTTGGAACGAATGAACTCGTTACCACCAGAGATACCAACCTTAGTGGCCCCGACAGACGTATTAGAAGTGTTCTCCCAAATCTCAACAAAGTTAAGGTCAGAGTCAGCGGGGTTAGTCCAGCTAACAGTAATATATCGAAAGCCACCATCAGCAGTGATTGCTGTCGGCAAGGCTGGAGCAGTTACATCGCCCCCTCCAGTGAACTGAACGGTCGCAAAAGCACCCTTAACACCGTTAATACTTACCGCTCTAACCCTAAAGATGTACTCTATGCCATCAACTAAAGGGGATAATTCAATAGTGTTATTGGGAGTAGTTGTGCTGGAGTAGCTACTGTCAGACAGAGCTTTCCATTCAATGTCATAGTATGATACAAAAGAGCTTGTAGCAGCAGTCCACGACAGAATAGCTGAGTTAATGAACGTACCATCACCTTGAATACGACCACCACCAGAAGCGACCAAATTAGTTACCGCTAGGCCACCGAAGGGATCGGGAAGGTTGGTGTTGTCACGTTCATATGCTGCACCATCGTCTACTTCATCATAAACAGATTCGGCAGTTTCCCTTAGCGTAAGATTTACTTGTAGATCAAGTCCATCTGTAAGACCAAAGCCCCACGACAATACTTGAAACTCTTTGTTTACCCAACCAAACCTATCGTTAGTAACACGGATATTGTCACCAACTTGTACTTGCATAGCGGTAAGGCCAAAAGCAGCCGTAACTGTAAGTTGCTGTCGGTTACTATCCAAGGCAATTCTTGCGATACGACGAGCCTCAATAGAGTTATCTGTAAACGGAAGGTCTACGTCAGCTATAGACTTTTGATTATTATCCGCAACTAGAGAAGCTGGGCTGGTAACTTCAGGGTAGTCAGTTGTTTGCCAGTTGCTCTCAGCACCACGGAATGTACCACGAACTGCATTGAAGTTGTCTCTACGGGAATGTCGTGTAGAAACATTAATTCCAGAGCGTAGATCATCCTCATTGAGGTCTAGCACAGGTGTAGTCCAGTAGGCTGGCTTCATACGCCACTTACCCTGAGCGTACCACAACGTACCCCCCATAGAAGACAGGAGGTTGTCAATAGCCTCATAAGGAGTTACGTTAGTGGTGAAAGCACCATTACAGGTGTAACGTGTTGTACCAGCGTCTGTGTTGGTCTGGTTGCAAATACTAACAGCATCATTAACTAGGGTGTCATCAATGTTAGCGGCAACTTCACCAAGTCCATATCCTGTTGAAGAAAGGTAATCACGAAGGCACAACGCAGGGTTATCAGACCAAGCGGTAGTTTCAGAGTTAGGATCGTAAACCTTCTTGCCCTTTACTTCTGCTGTAAATGTAGGGATACCATCAGGATATACATCAGCATCAAACTCCATACGCATATACATATAGGCAATGCCACGGAGCCTATGGTCAGAAGTCCAAAGACCGTCAGATTCAGAGACAAGATCACTGTCAGCAGCTTGGTCAGGTGTACCCAGATGAAGGTTAATACGCAGTTTACCATCGTAACGGTCAGACGTAGTTGAGCCATCACTTGAGTAAACAAGTGGTATGTTACCTCTGTCTTCACCCGTGGTTGGAATGTCAGCTACATCAATATACTCATCGTTAATGTAGATACGATCAAAAGAGTTAATCTCATGTCCAGACACGGCTACAATACGGTGTAGGTACTGGTTAGTATCACCAGTGGCCTCATCGTAGACAATAGCCCCACCAACACGAACCTTACCGTAGATAATCTGGTGATCTAGTGCAGACCCTGATGTATTGACCTGATACCCACGATCAGCTCCAGAGATAGAGGGTCTAGGGGAAAGTGCCTTTAGTGCCAAACCCATAGCAAAGTTAAATGCAAAAGTAGCTAGGAAGCCACTAAAGACCATAGTACCCGCTACATAACTAGCTGTTGTAGACGCAAGTGCTACCAGTGTTGTTACAGCCATGTTACTCTCCTATAAACTTAGAATATACACGTTCAATAGGCTTAAACTCCAGCCGTTCCAGAACCTTATCAAAAGGCTTGTGTGTTTTAGTGTTAATCAGGAGTACAGACACACTGTCTTCCTTTAAGCACTTCTCAGCAAACTTTATTAGGCGGATACCAGCGAAACCTTTTCGGTAATCCTTGTGTAAATAGATTATATCGTTACTAGCAAACACATGGTCTTTGTAGTGAATGTTAGTGCCTAAGATAACAACAAAGTAACCAAC